AATAAGCATTATGACCATGTATAAATACTTTAGTGAAAGAGGTGTTATATGGAAAAAAGGCAAAAGATAGTACGTCTATCCCAGATTAAGAAAAACACACTAAAGATTCTATTTCAAGGGAAAACCTATGAGATTGATTTAGACCAGGAACTCATGATTGATGAGAACCTGGTCAATCAGTCTTTACGTAGAAGTCCATCTAATTATGCTCTATTGGTGACGGTAAGGGATAGGCTTATATATAAAAGGGATAAACTTGAAAAGGCAAAGGACCAAGCATATAGCAAGGCATGGCTTTACTACAAAGAATCGGGTAATATCAATAATGATGCTGCAGCACACAAAGCAGAGAACAACCAAGCTTATCAAGGAGCATTGAAAAGATATATGAAGGCTGAGTACAATGCGAGTAAGATGATAAGTATATGTAAAGCTTATGAATCAAGAGAGAATATATTAAGAACGATATCAGCAAACTTACGTAAACAACAGTAACTATGTCAAGAATTGAGTTAGACCTTATTTCGGTCAAAGAAGCAAGGGAGTTGAATGAGAAACTGAACGGTTTAGGAACTCCCACAGGAAGTCGAGTACTTATTGTATCACCGGTAGTAACTGCAGATACCAAAACCAAAGGAGGACTTTATATCCCTCAGGAACACGATAAAGATACAGTACCTCGCAAGGGAGTAGTAATTCAGGTAGGACCAGTCACCGATGAACAATGTGAAGAATATCCCGGTCTTCAGGTTGGAGCAGTAGTTACATACGGTCTGTATGCTGGTAAAGAACTAGATGTAGTAGACCTTCCCAATCAAGTAACAACTATATTATCTCTGAACGAGATACTTTATATCGAAACCAATAAATAAAGCCATGAAAAAGGAAAAAACAACCAAGAAAAAGGGCAGTGTAATGACTACCCGAGAAAAGATGCTTGCCAGGAAGAAGGACCTGGAAAAGCGTAGTGGAGGTGGTGGAATAATCTACCCGAAAGAAGGAACTACCAGAGTACGTATCAAATCTCGTGGTGCAGACGAGGAATTGGGAATAGAGATTATTCAATTCTACCTTGGACCAAAGGAGGGAGGTATCATATCTCCGGCAACTTTCGATGAGCCATGTCCTTTCATGGATAAGTTCCAGGAGCTTAAGAACTCTGACGACCCCGATGATAAGGCATTGGCCTCGAAACTGGTACCAAAGAGAAAGTATCTCATAGGGGTACTTGGGTACAAAGATACTAAGGGTAAAGAGATTGACCCAGATAGGGTTGATAAACCGATGATGGTACCACGCTCGGTATATCAGGATATTATCGACCTTTACCTCGATGAAGAGGACTGGGGTGATATGACCGACCCAGTAGAGGGGTACGATATCAAAATTACTCGTACCGGTACTGGCAAGAATGACACCAGTTATTCGGTATCACCTTGCCAGAAGACCAAGCTGGACAAGAAGTATAGGGGAGAGGTAGACCTAGAGAAAGCAATACGGGCAAATATCCTTCCTTACGAAGAACTCGAAGAGAAGTTGGCTTCATTCCTTAACGAGGGGGATGAAGACGATGAAGATGATATGCCAAAGAAAAAATCGGGCAATAAAAGAAAGGGTTTAGCCAAGAAATATAAGGGCGATATCTAAAATCTCTAGATATATACCTAAAGTAGGAGTGGGGTATAGTTTTATATCCCACTTTTTCATCTTTAATAAATAATCAAGTATGGCAAGGAAAACCAAAGCCACTGGTAAATCCGGAGGTAAGAAGTTTAAGATACCCACACAAAATGAGATACTCAAGAAATATGGGTCATCTCTCCAATTAAAGGCCAGTACCATAAATCATCACGGATTATGGATTCCATCCACATTCTTTGCTCTCAATTATCAGATGGGTGGGGGTGTACCATTTGGTAAGATTATAGAGATTATGGGCGAGGAGTCTTCAGGTAAATCTCTTATAGCCTATAACTTTGCTTATGCAACTCAGCAATTAGGAGGTCATGTGATTTGGGTAGATGCTGAACAGGCATGGATGAACTCCTGGGCAGAGGAAAATGGTCTAGACCCTGAACGAGTAACAGTATTAAATGACACCAGGATAGAAACCATATCGGATGCTATAGCAGACTTAGCAATATATTGGAGGTCTAAGTTAACCAGTAATGAGCCTATCATAGTTGTGATAGACTCAATAGCAGCCCTGGATTCAATAGAAGCCATTGATGCAAAGATGGCGGATAGCAAGGCCGAGATGGGAAACCGGGCAAAGCAAATCTACAAGATGTTCCGAATAAGGAACGAATTGTTCTATCGACTCGGAGTAACCATGGTATGTATCAATCAGTTGCGCAGTAAACTGGGCGCAGGTTTTGGTCAAGATACCAGTACAACTCCTGGTGGTGCAGCACTCAAGTTTTATGCTTCAATACGATTAGCATTCTACTCAGGTAAAACTCTCAAGATTAAGTATAAGGGTAAGGAAAGACGAGCAGGTAAATATGTAACTGTTCAGATGAGAAAGAATAAGGTATCTCCTCCTCGGGAAACTATATCCAAAGCTCCTATATATTTTAACCCAAAGTATCACGAAGTTGGCTTTGACAGATACTTCTGGTTAGAAGAGTCTTTAGAGGATGCTGGAGTAATAGAGAAGCTCGGTGGTGGAACATATATGTTCGAAGGAAAGAAACTGTGTCGAGGAGAAGAGGCTTTCCATAGGTTAATAGAGGAAGATGGTGAGTTAAGGAAAAAGCTGTTAAAGGCTGCCGGAATAAATACCATAGGAACCACTAAGCGAAAGCTCAAGAAGATTACACGAAACATGTTCCCTGTTGATGCAGACTTAGACTATGAATCTCAAATAGAATCTGAAGATGCAGAAGAAGACGAATACATCCCGGACGAGGGGTAGAAAACCGAGGATGCTTATGGTAGTGGACGGGAGTAATCTTGCTCACCGTTCATACCATAAGTTTAAGAATCTTAAAGCCAACAATGGAGCTGGTACCGGGTTGGTGTATGGGTTCTTAAGAATCCTCGGTTCATACTTAACTCGGTTTAAACCAAGCCATGTAGTAATTACATTCGATACTCATGAGAGCAAAGAGTCTAATTTCCGTAATGGTCTACTCGAGGGTTACAAAGCACATAGGAGTAAGATAAGTATGGATTATGAAGATTTCAATAAACAGCTATCACTGTTGAGAAGGATTCTAAGGTTACTCGGAGTTCAGATGATTATCGATAGAAAAGGCTTGGGATATGAATCTGATGACTACATTGCTTGGTTGGCAATAAACCACCCAGGTAAATCTCTCATAATATCCTCTGACAAAGACTTCTGTCAATTACTCGACAAAAGAGTCAAGATATTCAATCCTAACAAAGATACCCTAATTCTTAGTCAAACTTGTAAGGATATAATGGGTTACTCTGCTGAGGAATGCGTTGACTACCTAATACTTAATGGAGATAAATCGGATGATATACCCGGTTATTATGGTATGGGAGAAGTGAAGACTAAAGCTTTCCTGAAACAATATGGGAGCATAGCAGACTTCATAGATGCAAAAGGAGCAGAATTCAAGGGCATTGAAAGGGACCAGCTAGAAGAATTATACAAGAAGAACAAGTCTCTTATAGACTTGAGAACCGCATTAACTCTTCATCCTATCAAGAAAGTCCCTTGGGTAAAAGGATGTACTAATAATATAAGGAAAGACAGGTTATTCATGGTACTTGACAAGTTTAACTTAAGGTCTTTCAAGATACCCGATTTTTTGGAACCTTTCAAAAAACTACAACATTATGTACAACGGTAGGAAATATCAAATTATGTTCACCGGTGTTTCTGGGGTTGGAAAAACAACCATTGCCAAGGAAGTAGCGGATATGTTAAAGATACCTTTCATATCCGGGTCATATTCGGACTTGGTACCTGAAACAAGAGACATGCCTCATGCTGATATGATTCAGCAAGATGCCAGTACAGTATTTGCTCAGGATATGCAAGTACTTAATCTGCGTAACAAAGCTTTCAGGGGAGAAGATAGCTTTGTAACTGACCGGTCATACTTTGATTCGGCAGCATACTTCATCAATAAACTTTCTCACAGGATAGCCGAATGCGACTTAGACCATGCAGTAGACTTATGTCGTATGTTACTGGGTCAACAGTGTACTCACCTAATTTTCATACCTTTCTCAGCAAACTTCTTCAATGAGTGGGTAACAGAAGATAATGGTAAACGAGTATTATCTCGGTATTATCAATTCCAGGTATCTCAGGTAATGTATGGTATACTTGACCTGTGGGGATATAAACCCGACCCAAATATACTCCAGTATGTAAATGGTATACCTAATACCGGTACACTGGAAATCATGGGCTACAAGATAAAGGTCATGATACTGGATGAGATGAACTACGAGAAGAGAAAACACCTTATCAAGAAATTTCTTCAGTTATGAAGGTGATAGGTATAGTATTCTCCGATTTGCACTTAGGGGAATTCTCTAAGTTCAACGAGGATAACAAGAGGACCCTAAGTATTTTCAGGGTCCTCTCTTTGATTAAAGACTTATGTATTAAGTATAAATGCCCGGCATTCTTTTGTGGGGATTTTATGCACCGTCCAGAATATATAAGTACTTCACTTGATGAAATTATAATTGAACAGTTCGAAGAGTTAAATAGGTGCGAGGAATTTAACATATATGGTATATCTGGAAACCATGACCTACAGAAAAGCAATTCGATAACTAATCAATCTCCATCACACTGGGCAAACTTATGTCGTAGGTATTCGTTCTTACATAATCTGGACTTCTCTTATCATGAGTTTGATAAGTTCAGAGTAGTAGGTATTCCCTATTTAGACCACAATAAGGGGTTAGATGGGTTAATCAAAGCTGAGTTGAAAGAAGCCATGTTAAAGCCCACAATTCTATTATTGCATACTGACTACCCGGGAGCTAAAGATACCGACAACACTGAAGTTGGAACAGTAGAGAATTTGAATGTGAATTTACTATCTAAATTCAAACTGGTATTGATAGGCCATATACATAAACCTCAGAGGCTTGGAAAGAAGATATACATGGTAGGAGCTCCTTTACAACAAAGGAGAACAGACCGTAATTGTAAACTTGGATATTGGAAAATATATGAGGACTTTTCAATGGAATTCAAGCCATTCAAAGGCTTTCCTAAATTTGTGGATGTATCATCAGAAGATGAAATTAAGGATGATGGCAATTATTATACTGTCATTGCTAGCAAGTCTCGGGTTGTGGCGGTGGAAGATGCCCCGCAAATAACTCGGGAACTTACTAAGAAAACCATGGTAAGGAGGTATATGAGGGCAAAGGGTATAAAAGACCAAAATAAAAAGGCCACATTATTAAAAGTAATTAAGGAGGCAGAATGATACAGTTTGGCAATATTATAATCGATGGCTTCTGTTCAATATCCCATTTGGAATTAAACCTAAGTTCAAAGGGAATAACCGTAATTCGAGGAGCTACAGGAGAAGGTAAGACTACCATCTTATCCGCTTTAGTTTGGGGTGCTTATGGTAAGAATCTAAAAGGTAAGTCAGATGTGAATACCTGGGAGAAATACAGACCCAAGTCTTATCAAGGAACCAAGGTAGAATTATACTTCGGTAAGAATGGTAGGACTCATAAGATAACCAGATGCCTTAAATATAAGGGTGAAGTAAATGGAGCCAAGGGCAAAGACAGACTTATCTATGAGATAGATGCTGTTGAAGTACAAGAGAAAAGTAAGGGGGAGATACAGGCGCTTATAATCGCTGATTTGGGTATGTCGTATAGCCTTTTTATGAACTCAGTACTTTTCGGTCAAGGCATGAAAAGACTGATACAGGAATCTTCCTCTGACAAGAAAGAACTGTTTGAGGAGATTTTTGAGTTAGAATACATATCTAAAGCTCGAGATATTGCTAAGGGCTACTATACAGAAGCCCTGAAGGAGTATCAAGACATCTCTCAAAGATATCGAACCTTAGAAGGTAAGAAGCAGTCCATTCAAAGAATGGTTGATGACTTAAAGAAGCAAGCCAGTACGGTAAAAGACGACATATCTTCAAAGGTTAAGGTTCTCGAGAAGAGATTATCACTGCTAGCTAAGGCAAAAAAGTCAAGTGAGCTTAAGGAGACAGTAACTCAGAAAAACAGAATTGAACAGAAGCTATCAGAGGCAAAGGAAAATCAAAGGGATATTCTCAATAAGATAAATGATGCCAGGAAGAAAACTAAGGTATCTCTAGAAGAGTTTATTGAGGGAATAATAAAGTTACTGAAGAGGGGTGATATTAAGAACTCTTTGAAACACCTAATCGAGGTAAAGAAAGCCTTTGGAGATATCGAAAGGTTACAAGGTAAATATTCCAGGGTATCTGACAGAATATCCAATTATCGAGATGAACTGGAAGAACTTAGGGATAAGGAATACGAAGTAAAGAAGATACAAAGAGAGATAGAACAAGTAGAATCTGAAATCAAAAGGCTTTCTTCAGAAAAGAAAGTAGGAGTAAATAATGGGTTAATAACTAAATATAAAGCACAGCTTTCAACCTTAACCAAGAAATTATCAACTGTAGAAGAAAGAATGAAAAGTCAGAAGGAAAAGGTTGATAATTACAAATGGGTAATGGATGACCCTCTTGGGAACCGAGGTATAAAAGCGTTCTTATTCGAGAGTTCAATGGATATTCTGAATGAAACCCTTGAATCATACTCTGATGTACTTGGGTTCAGTATCCTATTCTATGTAGATATACAAGGAGTAAAGAAGGACTTCAATACTCAGATAATCATGGATGGTATAGAGGTATCATACGAGGAATTATCTGGTGGTCAGAAACAATTGGTCTGTTTAGCTATGGCCTTTGCTATGAATGAGATGATGACCCAAGCTAAGGGTATAAATATTGCCTTTTTGGACGAGGTATTCGAGAACATAAGTTCTGAATATGTAGAGCTTGTGATAGGACTCATACGTAGGGTTTATAAGGATAAAACCCTATACCTCATATCACACCATGAATCCTTGCCAATTCCAAATGCCAAGGTGCTTACTGTGACCAGAGAAAGGGGCCTTTCACAATACCACTAATGACTATTGGTATTAAACACTATCAAAACATGAGAAAGAACAGTCGAAACAAAGGAAGCAGGTTCGAGCGTACTATAGCAAAGGCCTGGGAATCCTGGACCGGATATAAATTCTCTAGAACCCCGGGTTCGGGAGGATGGGCAAAGGCTAAGGATGCCATGGGAGATTTAGTATGCACCGATGAGAAACACTCGAGAAGGTTTCCTTTCAGTATAGAATGTAAAAACTATCAAGAGATTAAGTTCGAACATATCCTACTCGGACTCAAGAGTTGCAAAATCATATCCTTTTGGGAACAAGCCACAAAAGATGCTAAACGTGCTGGAAAGATACCCATACTTATCATGAGGTATAATTCTATGCCAAAAGGAGAAGCATTCTTCATTGTGGAAGCTGGGGAAATAGATTCGTTCCTTATGGAAAATTGTTCAGAACTTTCCCGAATGGAGATAAAAACATCTAAAGTACATTTAGCTGTGTACATGTTCAAAGAGATTCAACGATTGGTAACATATTCAGACGTATTCAAATACGCTCATAAATTAAACAAGTAATATGAAAACCCCCTATGTATACTGTATATTCAGGCTTGACAGGAAATTCTACAAGAGAATCAACTCGGATTTGAAATGTAGGGGGTACAAACATGTGAAAGCCATAGTACCAACTATAAGCGTACTAAAGAAGTCCAGGAAAGGTAATAACGAGTACGAGGATGTACCATTATTATTCAACTATGGATTCATAAAGATGAAGCCTGAAAAAGCCTTTGACAGATACTACCTAAACAAACTCAAGAAAGATATCCCAGGTATACTATCC